GTCGCGTTGACAAGTTTCTAAATCAGCATTGATTCGAGGGTGTAAACATGGAAATAACGAACGAAACTTTTCAGCTTATCTTAGATAAAATTGACTCACTGGAGAAGTCTGTGTCCGACAAGATCGACGCATTATCTGCTCTACTTAATCACAAGATCGATACTATCGAGGCGAAGAACACAAGCACCGAGTCAAAACTTGCTGAACATGAAGGCTGGCTCAAGAGGCATGACAAAGATATATCATGCTTGCAAAATGCCGACGCGTCGAAAGCGAAAAACATCGTGCGCGAGGTCTTGAAGTATGGAGGCGGAGTGTTGATCGCGTTTGCGTTCTACAAACTCTTCCCGGGGATTGCGGAGGTGATCAAATGAAACGACAGACGGATAAACAGCTTATCGGTTATCTTTCAAAATATGGTTGTTTTTTCATGTGCATTGCATACTGGATAAATTGGCAGGTAAACAAGGTTGAACCAGATTATGATTATCTGAATAGACTGTGGATGGAAGCAATCAAGCGTGGTTTTATTTCAGGAGACATGAATAACGATGGAGACATGGACGATCATGATGAACTTATGTTGCTTGACAAAAACGGTCTTTTGTCGCTTTGTGGAATAAAGCTAAAATATCGCGAAGCGGTAGACGTTGGAAACTTTAAACCGCGTTTAGGATCGTATTACATTGGCGAGTTTTATAATCCGAAAACCAGCTTTACGCATTTCGCGGTAATCAACGAAAAGAAAGAATGCGTGTATGACCCGATAAAAGGAAGCATAACCGTTCGCGACGGGTACATAAAGACTATAAGGGTAATTTCATGAATAAAACAAAATGGCAATCACGCCGCTGGCTTATATGCGTCTGGGCAATATCAATGGTTACGGCTATCATCACGGCGGAACTCATCCGACCTTCAGGAGCCGACTGGATCGGTACAGTGCTCGCGCTCATGCTCGGAATTATCGGCGGGTATATCGCAAGCAATACGATCACAAAACCAAAGGCGGTGCAGAATGATTCTCAAGGTGTCTGAATTATTTGACACGTGCAATTCCGGAGGCTGGACAACCAAAGGAACAACACAATACAAGTTGGTTGACGGCACACTGTACTTTCAATGCTCCGACGGTAAAGAGGACTGGCGGCGAAACTTCGCCTTCCCCGCGGTTCCATATAAACGCATGGAAAATAAGTTTCTCGTTCATGCCGGATTTTTATCAGCTTGGAAAGAAGTTCGCGACGAGATCGCACAGCTCGATTTTAACCGCATTGTCGGCTATTCTCATGGCGCGGCTCTTGCGCTTCTAGCCTGCGAGGATCGCGCGTATAACGGCTGCAACGTGCCGACTTTCGTTTTCGGGTGTCCGCGGACGTTCTTCTTGCCTCCGGCGCGTATTAGAGGCCTTCTCGCGCACGTTAAGCGGTATACAAGCGATGGCGACATCGTCACAAAAGTACCGCCGGCGGTTTTTGGCTTCCGACACGTCGGTGAAAATAATCGCTTGAAAGGAAAAGTCAAACAGGGGGAAGATTCATGGCTCGTATTTTTATCGCATCACTCGCCATCTGTCTATCGACAACGGCTTGCCGGACTGTAACGCCTACGGTTGAGATCATGGAGGCGGATAAAGCCATCACCCGGGTTGTCAAAGATACCGCCTCAGTTTCAGAGCAGGCGTCCGATCTCGCGGAAATCCTTTCCGTCGCGCCGGAGCCTATCAAACAAAAAGCCGTAACACTTGCGGAATCTGCAAAGAAAGCGGAGCAAAGCGCAATCATCGCGGAGCAAAAAGTCGAAGCCCTCGCAGCCGTAGCCGAGACAATTACGGCGGAAAGGGATGATCTCAAGGAAACTCGCTTCAAGCTCTGGCGCGTGATAACGCTTCTTCTATCGCTTTTTCTTCCGCTTCTCGTTTTGCTTCTCTTTCTCTTGCGATCAAGACTTTGCAGGTTTTTACACGGCAACCCATGACGTGTACACACTCGGCGCAACTTCGTGGAACGCGCCGCGGCTCGTTTGGATCGTTTGCAAATAGCAGGCTGTTCGTCATCATATTATTACTCATTATATTATCGCCTCCCTCAAAGTAACCGCATACACCGCATCCAGCGCGGCGTCAAAATCGGCATTGTCATCTATAAAAGGATCAAGCACCGCCATGATCTCACAAGCTATTGTCATGGCATAAAACTCGCGCTTTTTCTTCTTATTCTTTATCATGTTCATCTCAATCGTGTCCTCATGCGTCATGATTTGCCTCCTTGTTTTTTATTATTTATTAAAACGGAACAACGTCTAAATATTTAGGCTCTACCGGCGGAAAATCTCTTGCCAACACACGAGGAAACTTTCCATCCATGACGTACTTTAGCGACAATGGACACTGCGCACGGTCTAGTTCTTTTGTATCATTTGGTATTGTATCGAATCCAATAGCATCGCATATTTCCTTGATCGCCTTCCTGCCTTTAATTCCTGCGAATCCGTCGTGATACACGCAAAAATATTCTGCAATCGGCTGTTCGCCTATACCGTCAGGATAATATCTACAAACAATCATTTCCTTCCCGCTTTTCTTTGACAGCTCGACCGACCATTTCCAGTACGCGATACAAACTGTTTTAATCCGATCTTCGCCCATTATGTCGTCATCGTGTAGCCTCCATTTTTTTTCTTCTTCTCTCGTAAACTCGTGACCACACGCAGGGCACTTTCTCGCAGACATTGCGCATATCTCATCACAGTCCGGGCAAATCTTTGACGGTGCAATTCCATCACCCTTTCCTTTTTGTTTCGGAGGTTTCACCGATATGATAGGGCCGTGAAGTTCGACGTTCCCGGCGAAATCAAGCACCATGCAGTCGCCGCCGTGACTCTTGAGCCTGAGTCCGCGTCCAACCATCTGCATATATAATCCTGGCGACATTGTAGGCCTAAGCATTGCAATCAAATCAATATCTGGTGCGTCAAAGCCTGTTGTCAGGATGTTCGCATTCGTGAGCGCTTTTATCTCTCCGGCGCGGAATTGTTTGATGATCGAATCGCGTTCTGATCGAGGAGTATTACCGGTAACGCACGCGGCGTTGATCCCTCTGTTTATAAGCTCATCTCGCACGTGCTGCGCGTGCTCAACTCCTGCGCAAAAGAAAAGCCAGCTTCGGCGAGCTCCTGCGCGCCTTATTGTCTCATCAACTGCTTGCGTTGTATTGTAGTCTGTATCAACAGCCTTTTGTAGTTCGGCGTCAACGAACTCTCCGCCTCGCTTATGAACTTCTGCGGTATCAATCGTAAGCCCCGTGTGTTTCGATACAAGACGGGAAAGGAACCCTTGGTCCATTAGCTGTTTAATCGTCACCGACTCAATGAGATCATCGAACAGCGCAGGCTTGTCTGTAATCATTCCGTGTCCGAGACGGTAAGGCGTTGCAGTGAATCCAATAACGCGCAAAGCCGGGTTGATCGCTTTAAGCTCGCCGATCAATGTCCGGTAGACTCCGTTTTCTTCTGCTGCGATCTCATGGCACTCGTCAATAAGAACAAGATCGCGCCGCCCGAGCTCCAAAGCCTTATTGCGGACAGTCTGGATGCCGGCGAACGTAATTCGGTCAATCTCGCGCTTTCCGACAGACGCTGAAAAAATCCCGAGCGGTGCATTTGGCCAGATCGTCAGCATCTTTTGCGCGTTCTGTATTATTAGTTCCTTCCTTGAGGTTAGCATGAGTATTCGCGTGTCTGGCCACGAAGTTACTGCCTCGCGGCATAGCTCGGCGATTACCACGCTTTTCCCGGCTCCGGTAGGCAGAACAACACAAGGATTACTTGGATACTTTCGGATATACTCCCAGGTAAAATCGATAGAGTCGCGCTGATACGGTCTTAATTCAAGCATTCTTTCGACGGCCTCCCGCCTTCTCCAACAAGACCGATGCCTTCATAGTACGCGGCTATTTCTGTTGACCGTTCGCGGTCTAATCTCCACGGGACAAGATCAGGGTGCGGAAAGTGAGATCCGCATCCTTCTCGCTGCGCGTCCTCCGGAATAATAGACGCCCATCTCATGCAGTGCCATTTTCCAGTTCCAAGCGGTGTCGCGTGTCCGCAAGTTCTGCAGTTGACCTCTTTTGTTTTCTTCGATACGTGACAGAACTCGTGCGCCTCACAGAACCGGCATTGATACCATGTTGAATCTGTTGAGATTGGAGCAGGTATGCTTTCGGTCGTGCTAATCCTTTGCATACGGTCAATTGCAACGCCAGC